GTTGCGGAAGGCGGAACCCTGAAACGACGAAGGCCGCCACGGATTCACCGGGCGGCCTCACAAATGCTTTAAACTTTACCTCAGGAATTAATCAGCAGCGGTAGCGGCGGCGCATCTCTCAAAGCAGCGTATTGCCCACGAATTAACAGAGATACCAGCAGCATTGGAAAGGATTTCAATCCGATCTTTCAAAGTTGTTGGCATCCGCACATAAACTGTTGATTCCGGTTTATCTTCCTCCTCGGCTTCTGGTGGTTCGTTAAGGATGCTAGTGTCAATGATCTCTAAGTTGTTTTGTTTTTGAATAAGACGAGCAACCTCTTCTCTGCTCATTGCTTCGAAATAAACCTTTTCTTTGATCTCGTCTTCATAGCCTCTCTTGCCTTCTATCTTAACCTCCCATTCGTGAACAATGAAGAATGCGCCCCCCCTCGTCTTGTAAAGTGTTGCAATTGTTTCATATTCATCTTGATCCTTATACTCCCATCTAGCTACTTTTGTTGATGTGTCGGTGTTGTAGGTTTTGCCCTCGATAATGCGTTTCATGGATACCTCGCAGTTGCTTGCATGCACGATTGCAGTATGCAAGCATGTAAATACGGGAGATGGGGAGGTTTGTCAATAGGTGCTTGCGTATAAAATTTAATGAGCTTGCATGTCACTATCGGGCTGGGATCGATTGACGCCGACCTATGACGGCGCATATTCGAGATGTTCCTGCGCTGCCCTCTGGGTATCGGGCTTGCAAGACCATCTTCAGATGGCAGGTTCCGGCGCCGGGCAATGGCAAGCCTGCTGGAACCTCGATCAGCCCCATCGGCAACGGTGGGGCTTTGCCGTTTCTGAAAACGATCTACCACGGGTCAGATAAACAAAAACCCATCCGGCCGAGCTTCAGACTCGTAAACGCTCGGCCCTGTCTCACTCGCCAGCGCCCGCCCGATCGCCATTGCTGCCGCGACCGCGCCATCGATCCGGCCACGGGCTTTGCTCTTCGTGAATTTCTCGTTGTCGGCCGGGTCTTTTTCAATCGCCACGTTAGCAAAGCACATTCGCAAAAGCGGGTTTGCCCCATGCCGGAATTGCCCGTTAAGAATAGCACGTTTTAATTCTTTGACCGGTGCGGCCATTGATGCGAAACCTTGTCCAAATGCCGCAACTGTTAATCCTTCAGCCTGCAGCGACACGGTGACGGCGGTCGAGTTCCACCGATCGATTGCCACCTCGCGAACTGAATACTTTTCAGCAAGTTCGACGACGTGCGCCACGACAGCGCTGTGGTCAATCACGTTTCCCTCAGTTACGCGAAGATATCCAGCATCTTTCCACTTAATATAATCAGCTTTATCATTATCACCTTTTTTCGCGAGCCTCGCCTCGGGCAAAAAGAAAGTCGCAAGCACGTCATAAGTCATCGATCCATCTTCGGCCACATCAGGAAAGACAGCCACAACGGCGGTCAGGTCTTCCACCGACGAAAGGTCAACACCAACAAAGCACGGGCGCCCGGTCAACTCGTCCAAATTGGCCATTTTGGCCACTTTGTCGTAGGTTTCCAAATCAATCCACGGCAATGACGCCCCATCTCGCCACATATTTAGATGAAATTGTTTGAAATCTGCAACCTCGCTTGGAAAATGTTCAATCCGACGGGCTTTGATCCTGAGTTCCTCCAGGCTACAGAACCCGGCATCAATCGCAGGATTCGCCGCGCGCCATCCGGCTTCATCGCGCCAGTCGGCTGTCGGGTCCGCCGCGAAGATGATCGGCGCAAAAGTCGGGTCGATAATTTCACCGGCGGCAACCTTGTGTGAATAGTCCCACAAATCCCAAGATAAACCTCCCTGTCCCTCACCAGCCGTCGATATAACCACAGTCAAAGGTTCGTCACGCTTCACCATGCTATCGGTAACGACCTTGAACAGCTTCCGTGCCTCTACCGCAGGCCAAGCGTGGACTTCATCAGCCAGAAAGAACGACACGTTCAAGCCGTGCTTTGAATATGCTTCTGTTGAGATCGCCTTGAGCACGCTGGAAGTTCCTGGATGGTTCAAGACCTTCCGGCTTTCGATCGGACGAACCCGTTTTAATAGGGCATCGTCTTGTTTAATCATCTCATGCGAGGACTTGAACGCGATCCCGGCGTTCTCCCGATCGGCGGCAGCCTGGATGATCTGCCCTCCGGCTTCAGCTTCTGGTCCCATGAAGTGACCAAGGGCCAATGCGCTCGCCAAGGTTGTTTTTGCGTTGCCACGCGGAATCCAGATGCACGCCATCCGCACCAACCGACGGCCGGTGTCGGTTGTCGGGCCGTAGATACGCCTGATTATGGATTCCTGGAACGGGTGTAGGCGAAAAGGTTGCCCAGCAAAGCGGCCTTCCCACAACCGCAAGCGGCGCACGAACCGGCACATCCGTTCGGCTCGGCCGGTCGGATCCGGGTACAGTGGATCAGGCGAGAAGGTCTTGGTCCCAGCCATTACCTTTTTCCTCCTGCCCCTTATCGGCCGCGCACCGTCGGTGCGGCGTCAACCCCAGCTCGCCAGCCAATAACCGAGCTTCACGCATCGCCGAAAGCTGCATCCCGAACGCTCGATGTGGCTTCTGTCCGTCATCAGTTGTGATCAATCGACCTTCAGCGGCCATAATCTCTTCAAACTCCCGAACCTGCCCCGCCGCAACGCAATAGGCTTCAAAGGTTTGCATCACGTCAGGTTTCAACAATCCCCGATTGTGCAACTCAGGGGCGGAGCGCTTCCATTCCCGTTTCGCCTGGACGGTCAACCACGCGGGCGCACCAGGGCAACGGCCGAGATCGGCGCCACCATTGATCACTTTTAAGTTTGGTTTCCGGCCTTTCATCGGCAAAAACTCCAATTTCTAGGGGTGTGCGCGCGGGATTACTCAGTTCGGCAGCAACGCAATCCTTTGAAGAAACCGACCCCCTATCCCTTTACTTCAACGAGCCGGGGGGATTGCCCTTCGGCCGATGTATTCCCTGTTCATAAATAGTCCTGCGGGAATGGTGAGACTTACAGAAGGCCCGAAGGTTCGACCAGTGCAACCGGAGATCGGGACGATCCTTCACGGTCTGGATGTGATCCACCTCGGTTGCTGGATTAGTACAACCCGCAGCGCAACACATCGGATTGGCCTTGAGGAATAGCGAGCGACAACGCTTCCACGCCGCGTCATAAGGCGCCATCCGATTGGGCCGCGTCGCGTCGTACGCTTTGCGCGCCTCACGATCCCGTGGTTTCTGATGCTTTGGGCAACGCTCGCCATGAGGAACGATCGCGCCACAATGGCAAGCTCTTGGTGGGGCGAAAGGCATAAGGGAACCTCCTAGGGAAGTGCCAGTCACGCTCTCGAAAGAAAGAGCCACCGGCTTTCGGGGTTAGTTTCTGAAACGGCGCCACTCTCCGAATAACGCGCCGTCCGTCCCGCTGTGGCGTTTGCGAAGCACCACACCCCGACGGCTAGGGCAACACTATTGCGAAATGCGATAACTAATTGAGCCGCTCGTAAAACTTGTGCAATTCATCCGGTACAACACGCCAGATTCCGGCTCGTTCTCAACATACGAAACCGTGCGGTTATAGCTGCTTACCTTGTTCCAGGTAGTTCCGCCGTCAAAGCTGCGCTCAAGCTGCAACGTCGCAACAAACGTCCCATAAACCGTGACGTTAAATCGGTTGCTCACCTGCACGGACGGGCTTGCGCCGGAACCGGTGAAGGTTCCAGCGAGCGCGGCCACAGCGCGATCGGGCGAGGTTGGCGATGGTTGGCCCATGAATCACCTCAGGCGATCGGAAGAAAAGCGGGGTGGCCTTGAATAGCCGTGGCGCTAAACAAGCCGCCATGAGTGGTTCCGGTTGGCGTCAGCGTAAGTTGCAAATACTGAAAATTGCCGTTGTAGCCAAACCGCAAAGTCGCATTCGCATTGGCTGTGGTAAATGCCGGAAGCGTCCCAAGAATATAACTCGGATCGGCCGCAATACCGTCCGACAAGTTCGCCTGATTACCAACGGTCAAAGTAACGGCGTAACTACCGTCCGTGATCGCACCAGCCGATACCGTAAAGACAACGCTGTTGAAGCCAGCCATGTTGATAATGCTGGAATTGACAGCCGACGCATTGACCGTCTGTGGTGCGATCGCCTGGGAGGCTTGAATATTGTGGTACAAGTCGCGCATTTAACGAACTCCAAGTTCTGGGTTGCGAAATCATTGCGCAACCCCAAGATTGATCAGGCAGCAACCAAAAGCTGAACGAACGCCTCGGTTTTAGCGACGCTACCAGCCACACGGCGCCGGGCATGAAACCGCACAAGACCATTCGTCTGTTGCGAATACGGATCGCGAAGGATTGACAAAGACAACCGATCGAAAATCCGGTAACCCTGCTTGAAGTCACCAAACACAACCGGATAGGTTCCCGCGCCAACATTGGGCATGTCCGGCATTTCCACCACAGGACGGCCAAGAATTGTTGCCGCAGGATTGCCGGGCATCCCGTCGAACGACAGCATGTACCGCCCGTTTCCGTCCTTCAGCGTCCGAATTGCTCCCAGCGTCGTCCGGTTCATCGCCCAAACCGCATTGGTTGCATAAAACGTCGGCAACGCGTGAAAAAGCGACATCAACGAGTCAGCGGTAAGAGCACTGGCATTGCCCGAATGGATCGCGGTGATGCCAAGACTCGGCGCCATGAACCCCAGAGGTTGATTGACGCCAGTCCCGTTGACGAACGCCGCGCCTTCCGCCTTGCCGAATTGCTCGCCCAAATCTCCGGCCAGTTCGGCGGCAAGGTCAAAAGCCGAGTCCTCCAACATCGCGTTGGACACATCGACGTAGCAGGCCATTTCTTTGACCTGAAATTCCAGCGCACCATAAGCCGGTTGCGTGCTCGGCCGGGCGCTGGATTCGCCAACCCAAGTGACCGTGGTCGTGGCAGTCCGACGCGGCAACAGAATTTGTTGCGCCGAAGTCTGCATAACCTTGGCAACTTGCCGAACTGGCGACACCAGGACGATGTTTTTGACAATCTCGTTGATGAACTGTTGCGGCGCCAAGTATCCCGCGCCGGTGTCATCGGCAATCCGCAGATATTTGACTTCGAGCTGGTCCAGAGCTTCACGGCCTTGGCGCAAGAACCGGGTGAAGCTCTTGGTTTCCATTTCGGGTTCCGACTTCGTTTCCATCACACCAGCGGAACCAGGCCGACGCAAGATGGTTTCAATACTTTTGATCGACTTCGCCGCGCCGCCCATCGAGGATTCGATCTTCCCCAAGCGCGCGCCATGGTCGGCAACAGAGCTTTCAAGGGCACCAAGTCGATCGGTCACGTCCTGGTTTTCGTCACCGTCATTATCGGCGGTGCTGGTATTCGGTTCGGCCATTCCTTTTAATCCTTCCAAATGCGAACTTGGTTCGCTTTTGACACTGAGAACCCGCGCCCGACTGGACGCTGGCTTTTTCACAATCGAGATTT